GAAGTAACCCCCTTCCCGCAAGGTCGGGGGCGAAAGGCCATGAGGGTTGCCTAAAATGGGCGCAACATGGCAACGCTCTCTTCTTACATCACAGAATGCAGGCGGCTGCTACATGACGCCAATGCCAATTTCTGGGACGATGCAGAGCTAACGGACTACATCAACGATGCGCGGGAGCGCGTTGTCCGTGACACAGGTTGCCTGCGAACCATACAACTGGTCAGTACGCCTATAGGAGCAGACGGTTCTGCTGCTACAGCTTGGACTGCTGGTGCAACCGTCACGCAGAACAGTTATGTGTTCAGCAACGTGTTCACCTATCAGGTGACGCAAGCTGGTGTACTGGGAGATACGGCACCACCATACCCAGGTACAACCCCGTATCCACCGTCTACGGCGTTCACAGACGGCACAGCGCAGCTGACGTATTACGCGCCAGCAGAAATCATCCCGTTCAGTGCCCTGCCACAAGGCAGTCAAACGCTGGATGTGCTGAACCTGAACATCTACTGGGGTAACACGCGGGTGCCGCTGCGGTACTTGCCGTGGACCAACTTCAACGCGCAGCTCCGTTACTGGCAGAACTACATCGGCAGGCCGGTGTGCTTTTCTGTCTACGGCCAGCAGCAAATCTACATCGCCCCCGTACCGGATCAAAGCTACACGGCTGAACTGGATACGGTCATCATGCCAACGGCGCTGGTGCTTACCAATCCTACGGCTGTAGACCCTATCAACGATCCGTATACCTCTCCTGTGGCGTTCTATGCCTGTTACAAGGCAAAGTACAAGGAGCAAAGTTACGGAGAGGCTGAAATCTACAAACAGGAGTATCTCAAGCAGGTCAACGCTGTTTTGAACTCCGTGTTCACTCGCAGAATACCGGACCCGTATAGCAGTCCGTACTGATCATGGCCGCATCAGAACAGAAGAAGTCCTATGCGGTCATCAAGCAGTTCAAGGGCCTGAACACCAAGGCCAACAGAACTGCGATTGAGGAAGGCGAGTTCTCATGGCTTGAGAACGCCATGCCTGTTGGATCGGGCAACATCAAGATTGTTCCGACCAAAGTTGCCGTTTACAACAACAGCAACGTCGCTTACTCCTTCAGCAACACGGTCACGTTCCTGACCAGCGCCAACATCCTCAATGATGACTACATCGTCGCTGCTCAAGACAACGGTGCTGCCCAGTACATAGACCTAGAAACAGGCGTCAACGGGAACATAGCCTCTGCTGGCACTTTCTCAACTGCCAACGTCAGTTCTGCTCAGTACGACAACAACACACTCATCATTGGTGACCCTGACAAAGGTTTGTACACCTGGTCTGGAAACACTGTAGTGTCGGTTGGCAGTGTTGGTTTCATTGCTATCAGTAACCCTGGAAGCGGTTTTATATCTGCTCCTGATGTTGTCATCAGCGCTCCAAACGATGCAAATGGAGTGCAGGCAGAGGCAACTGCAACGATTTCTACCGCCAGCGGTAGCATTACAGGCGTAAACGTCACTAACGATGGCACAGGGTACAACTACGTACCTCAAGTGACTATTGGCTCTCCCAATCTGTCCAACGGAGTGCAAGCAACGGCTGTTGCAAGCATTTCTGGCGGCAAGGTGGTCTACATCACGGTCACAGAAGGTGGCTCTGGGTACACAACCACTCCTAGTGTGACTATTACAGGTGGAGGAGGTACTAGCGCAACTGCAAATGCAGTAGTTGGAACCGGCAAAGTCACCAGTGTGTTCCTTACACAAGCTGGTAGTGGATACACAAGTCCTCCAACCATTACTTTTGTAAATGGTGGCGGTGCAAACGCTGTTGCGTATGCCCAGATCAACACCTTTAAGACCGGCACAGTCAGTGTTTTGCTCACCAACGGGGGTTCTGGTTACTCCAACGTGTCCAACCTGGTAGTGACGATAGGCAACGCTACTGGTTACACCACCAAAGCCACTGCTATAGCCACTTTGTCGGGCAACTCTGTCAACCAGATTGTGATGACCAACCCTGGTGAGGGCTACACGGCCACATCCAATGTGGTGGTAAGCATCACTGGAGGTGGTGGAGCCAATGCGACAGCCACGGCCACGGTTGATACCGAGCAAATAGCCGGTGTAGCGTCCTTTTCAGGCCGAGTTTGGGTGGCAAAAGGCCGCACGGTGTACTACAGCGCCGCTGGCAGCAGCACAGACTTCACTTCTGTCAGCGCAGGCAGCTTCACCATCACAGACGGCACCCTGCACGGCAACATCAAGCTGCTGCTGAGCGCCAACAACTTCCTGTACATCTTTGGTGATGACAGCATCAACGTGTTTTCTGACGTTCGTGTGGACAGTACGGGCACAACCCTGTTCACAAACACCAACGTCAGCGCCAGCGTAGGTACGCGCCGCATCTATGCGGTGTTCCCGTACTTCCGTTCTGTGCTGTTTATGAACGACTACGGGGTGTATGCACTTGTTGGTTCAACCACCAGCAAGATCAGTGATCCGTTAGACGGAATTTTTCCGTACATCGACTTCACCAAGCCCGTTTCTGCTGGCCAGGTGTTGATCAACAACATCCTGTGTGCGGCATTCAACTTCTACCTAAGCTCGTCCTACCCGTACTACACGGGTGGCAGGTACATACAGGCCGTCTTCTTTGAGAAGAAGTGGTTCCTGACCAGTCAAGGTGAGATGACATACGTGACGTCATCTCCTGTGAACGGTTTTGTGAACATGTACGGTGTGACGGGCCAGGCTCTGTACAAGTTGTACGGAGACGCGACATCTAACGTCTCCAGTGTGGTGCAAACGGCTTTGCTGCCTATGGGTGACAACATCCGTACCAAGCAAGCTCTGAAATTTGCTGTAGAGGCTACGCTATCTAACACAGCCGTGTTGACCGCTACGGTAGACAGCGAGACTCGCAGCAGTCCTGCTTACACGTTGACCAACTTTGTGAGTTGGATTAACACACTGGGAACTACTGTCTCATGGGTGAACAACAGTTCTTCAATAGTCGGATGGAACTACGGTAGAGGATATGCGCTGTACAAGTCTGATGCTCAACAATACGGCAAGTATTTGGGCTTGACGCTGACTTCTAACAACGCGGCATTCACCTACAACACGTTTGAGTTTGAACACGAATTACGAGCGAGGTTCTGATGGCTGTTCCATACACTTTTGCTGCCGCAACAGGTTCTCTTCCTCTTTCGCAGTTGGATGTGAACTTCAACACGCCGCTGACTATAGGCAACACGGCTGCACAACTGGGCAACACGGTCACCACGCTGTACACCATGACGATGGTGAACCAGACGGTCACCAACTACACAGAAACGACTGTCACTGCCAACACAAGTACGGCTTACACCATCGACATCTCTGCAGGCACAGTGCAGATTCTGACGTTGACGGGAAATTGCACGTTCACATTTCCCACGCCGACTGCAGGAAAGAGTTTTCTGCTGCTTCTCAAGCAAGACGCTGTTGGAGGCCGTACTGTGACATGGCCGAGTTCTGTGAAGTGGCCCAGCTCTACAGCGCCAACCATCACAAGCACTGCGAACAAGCTCGACAAGTACGCCTTCACCGCTGATGGAACGTACTGGTACGGTTCTAACGGTGGCCAGAACTACCTGTAAACCATGTTTGCAGCCAACTCCGTCCAACACCAGTCATCTACAGGACCTACCAATTTTGGTGGGACCATTTATGGATATGCAGATGGAAACAACTATTACAGTTCAAGTGTCACAGCAACTTTTTCAAGTTCTGGATCGGTAGACGCGACAACAACAGCAGCAGCTATCACAAACACTATTTCTGGTGACACTTGGTATTCGCCAAACACAACAGGAATAGGTTCAAGTTACTGGATAAAGGCTACCGTTTCATCAGGATCAACTCCGACAGGCTCTTCTATTGGATCTTGGATCAGTCTTGCATCTGATCAAAGCTGGAGCTTGGACGCAACAAATTTCAGCACTTTGTATCAAAGCAATCTGCTTGTTCAAGTGTCAAGCAGTGCTACTGGAACTCCTGTTGTGTGTTCTGGGACGATCATTCTGCAAACTTACAAGGCAATTCCAATCTAAAAATGGATTACCAAGTTCTCTTCAACATTGCAGTCGGTCTTGCAGGCGTCTTTGGTGGCTGGGTGCTGAACCGCATCTACAGCGCCATAGACCGTCTGGACAAAGACGTAAGAGAGATGCCGCTGCGCTATGTGACAAAAGAGGACTACCGTAGAGACATTGACGAAATCAAAGACATCTGCAAGCAGATATTTAAGAAGCTCGACCACAAGGCTGACAAGTGATTCAACCGTCAGGCTACAACTTCCAAGCACTGTCCTACGTCAAGTTTGGTGACAAGGACGGTCTTGCGGAGTTCCTGTTTGAGAACGGTGTACAGCACCAGAACTTCTACGAACGCTTGGCTGACAAAGGCATCCTCATACCCAAGTACCCGCTGATAGACGCTGACTTAGCTAACTTGGATGACTGGTTGTTCGTTCACAACCAAGAGCATCAGCGTCTTGCCAGCATCCTGAACCTCGACAACCCATTTCAGTTGCTGGACAGCGATTGGAACGTAGAGGAGGACTTCTACGACTGGATTGGGGTGCATCAGACGATCCACCAGCAGATAGCGGCAACGCTGGGAGCGCAGTAATGGCATTGCAACGTGGTTCTACCGTTCGC